TCTTTCCACGAACGCCAGCACCGCCCAGGGCTTTAACGGCCACCTGTACGGTGATGAAGTGTTCTGGATCCCGAAATTTACGCGCCTGCATGAAGTTGCCAGTGCGATGGCGACCCACAACAAATACAGGACAACGTATTTTTCAACGCCCAGCGCCAAAACGCACCAGGCGTATCCGGTCTGGACTGGCGAAGAGTGGCGCGGCGACGACGCGAAGCGCAAAGGGGTTGAATTTCCCAAAGATAACGCCATGCGCCAGGGGGTCAGGTGCCCGGATGGTATCTGGCGTTACATCATTACGATGGAAGACGCGATCAAAGGTGGCCTGGGGGCACTTGTCGATATTGAGCGGCTTCGCAATAAATACAACCCGACCGCGTTTGCCATGCTCTACATGTGCCAGTTTGTTGACAGCAAAGACGCTGTTTTCAAATTCTCGGCGCTGGTTGGCTGTGAAGTGGACCGTGCGACCTGGGGAGACTATGACCCCACAGCGGCGCGACCATTTGGTAACCGCGAAGTGTGGGCGGGCTTTGACCCGTCCCGCTCCGGCGACAACTCCACCTTTGTGATCGTTGCTCCACCTATTCACGACGGCGAGCGCTTCCGCGTTCTGGCCTGCTGGCAATGGCAGGGCTTTAACTTCAGCTGGCAGGCTGACCAGATACGCCAGCTGATGCGCCGCTTCAATATTACTTACATCGGGATCGACACAACCGGCATCGGCGTAAACGTGTATGACCTGGTCAGCAAGTTTGCCCCGCGCGAAGCGACTGCAATTCGCTACAGCGTCGAAAGTAAAAACCGCCTGGTGTGGAAGATGATCGACGTTGTGGAACATAAGCGCATTGAATGGGCAAAGGATGCAATAGACGAAACGAACAAAGAGCGAGTGGAAATTCCAGCGTCGTTTATGGCTATTCGCCGCACCACGACCAATAGCGGCAACGCGTTGACGTTCGTTGCTGAACGCTCAGACGCGACCGGCCATGCGGATGTGTTCTTTGCCATCTCGCACGCAGTAATTAACGAACCTATCGATCACGAATTTGACCGCCCATCAGCATGGGTATTCGGGGAAGCAGCATGACGTCTAAAAAGCAGCGTAAAGGGAAGAAATTCACGACGGTGACCGGAACCAACGATAAATCATTCACGCCGGGGCGCGGCAGCGTGATCACCTTCGGCGAACCGGAACCCGTATTAACCACCGGCACCGATTATCACAACATCTGGTATGACAATGAGTTCGATCACTGGCGGCTTCCCATTGACCGGCTGGCCCTGTCGCAGCTGCCGAACCTGAACGCCCAGCACGGCGGCGTACTTTATGCGCGGCGCAACATGGTGGCGGGCGGCTACATCGACGGCGGGCTCACACCCGACCAGGTCGAACAAGCGGTTTTTGATTACCTGCTGTTTGGTGACGTCGGCATCCTGAAGATCCGCAACAGGTTTCGTGAGGTGATTGACCTGCTGCCGCTGCCGTCACTTTATCTCCGCTGCCGGAAAGATGGTTCTTTTGCCGTCCTCCAGGAAGGCCCAGCCCTGATTTATGAACCTGAAGACGTCGTCTTTTACAAAATGTACGATCCGCGCCAGCAGGTTTACGGCCTGCCGGACTATATCGGCGGGATTCATTCAGCCTTACTTAACAGCGAGGCAACCATCTTCCGACGTCGCTACTACAACAACGGGGCGCATATGGGCTTTATCCTCTACACCAGTGATCCAAACCTCACGCTGGAAATGGAAAACGAAATCAAAGATAAAATTGCGCAGTCAAAAGGCCTGGGCAACTTCCGCAATATGTTTATCAATATCCCCAAAGGCGACCCGGACGGGGTCAAAATCTTGCCTGTGGGTGAAGTGAGCGCGAAAGATGAATTCGCCAGCATTAAGGGGATCACTGCACAAGACATCTTTACCGCGCACCGCTTCCCGGCAGGGCTGGCGGGCATCATCCCGACCAACGGCGCGATAATGGGCAACCCGGAAACGGCCCGCGCGACCTACCGGAAAGATGAAGTTATCCCCTTGCAACGAAAACTGATGAACGGCGTGAACAATGACCCGGAGATCCCGCCACGCCTGCACCTGCAATTTGATATTGAAACACCGGTTATCAGCGCCGAAAAGGGCGAAAAATGAACGAGATTAAGTTAAAATCATCCCCATTGTTAGCAATGGCGTGCGGGATGGTAAACATGCGAGTTTTCAAGATTAAGTGCCCTGAATGCGGCTCACCGGCCATCATTCGTAAATCTGACTGGAAAGACAAAAAACTGGCTGATTTATATTGCGCGTGCAGCGAAGTTGAATGCGGCCACACCTTTGTGTTTAACGCTTCGTTTTCTCACACGCTCAGTCCCAGCGGTTTGACCGGCAATAAGCTGGTTAAATTCCTGATTGACCGGCTCAAGCCTGAAGAACGCCAGTTCGCGCTGGATTTGCTGAACGGTCAGACCGCATAAAAGAACCCCGCCACTGGCGGGGTTTTTTATTCGACTTCACATAATGCCGTCATGATTGCCAGGCGTTCGGCTGCTGGCAGCGCTGCAAACTTCTCCCGCCAGCGTGCAACCTTACGCTTAATCCTGGCCCTGTCGTTATAGTCTTTTCCGGCAAAGGCATGGGTATACGCTTTACCTTCGGCGTAATTCATCCAGATTTTCTCTGTTCTCACCCCGCCGCGCGTCATGGCCTGAAACTCACGGGATCGCCAGTCTGGCAGCATCCGGTCATAAAGGTCTGACGGGTAGCCCGAAAGAATGACGCTAACGTTATCTGGCAGGCTGGTTAAACACTCCAGCAGCCTGACGTGATCGGCAACGGTATATTCATATCGGTATCTGGCGCGGCTGGTTCTGGTTTCTGGCATGTAAGGAGGATCACAGTAGACCAGCACCCGGCCCAGCTTTTCGAAGCCGGTCGAAACATCAAGCGCCCCGGGTCGTTTCATGCTTTCAAGAAAGTACACCGCATCACCGTGGAAAAAATCCAGACGGGGCGGCTTTAAGCCCTTATCTTTCCAGCGCTGCAAGGTCTGAATCCGTGCGGTTTCATCCCGATCAGATCCAAAATTACGCCTGGCGGGCGGCTTAAAAAACATCACGGCGCCACTGCCTAAATGCGTTTCAATGTAGGTATCATGCGGGGGCATTTCCGCGATAATTTTCTGATAGACACCGCTTGCCGCCTTGCTTCCCAGATAGCTCATTTTTCCCCTTAATTGGCTATGTCATTCAACTGCAGCACGGTCAAAAATGACCGTACTCGATACGTATGGCCAGCACTGCCGGAAATGACAGCGCCGCGTGGTACCGGACGAACATTTCTGACAGTGCGGTACCCGCGGGCTCTTTGCCGCCCGCACCCGCAGAACCCAACCCACCGGCGCAACCAGTTGCGGCGGTGGGCCGGGTTGCCGTCATTCTTTTGTCTGGCTAACTACCTCGCCCGCCTGCATCTTTCGATACTCCCCGAAGGGATCAAAACGCAGGCGCGTTGCATTAACGCCGTGGTCATCCCGCAGGCGTTCCCATAATTTATTTACCGTGCGTGATTCATCGGGTAATTGGCGTGTTATCAACTGGCCCTCAGCACTGGCCTGATAAACCTTCCCTTCAATCTCCAGGCGGCTGCCCATAAGCAGCGAAAGCGCCTGAGTTTCTGAAACATCAAGCGAATACATGGCCGCATCAGTCATCAGCCTTGCAACCGCAGGGGCAAGCACAGCCCGCCTTGCTTTTGCGGCTTCCGATTTGGCTTCTGTTTTTTCCACCGCTGCCCGCCAGGCGACATCCAATTCACTCCCTGGCTCATAAGGTGATCCCGGTTTCGCAAGTCTGAACGGCGTTTCTCGTAATCTGCGAAGAAGCTTGCGCCGGGTTGTCGCGTCCATGTTTTCAAAATCCGTTATTTCTTCTTCTGACTCTTCTGTCATAGCCTCCACATCAGGCGGGAAATCGTTGATTTTTTCGTCTTCCGTAGAGTTATTGACAGAACTCCAAGCGTCGCCGGGTGGCGACGGCAAAACGTCAACCCCCAAACCGGGGCCGGGTTTGGCCTCGGTATCGGCTTTAGATTTGGCGCGGATTGTCCACTTAACCAGACGCGTGCAAATGCGGGATTCATCACCCAGGCGCGGCGACCAGACGCCGAAGACCTTTTCCGGGATCTCACAATAGGCGTTCATTTCCTCCGCTGGCTGATAGGCCAGGCGTACGACATAGGTATCACGCGGAATCAAGACACCGCCCTGGCGCAGGATGTATGTTGCGAAGCAACCCACATCGGCAGCGGCGCATACTGCATCCATTGCTGGATCGGCCAGCATGGCCGCGCCACGTTTAAATGTGTTCGTGATTTTTCGGCGGGCGGTGATCTGATTGCTCAGTTTGCGCAGCTCACGATAAACCGTGACTGGCGGCTGCCCCAGCGGCTGAAACTGGCGTATACGGTGAAGGGATGCCCAGGCCATAGCAAATCTGGCCGTTTCGTTCAGTGGCTTGCCCGTTTCAGTGTCCAGCTCACCGGCCAGCGCGTGGCCGTCGATATTCTTTGAAATGTATTTCGCGATGTAGGCTGTCGCAGACCCCTTGCGCGGATCCATTTTTTTGGACTTGAAGCGAGCGCCGGTATTACGGCCCAGCTCTGCGCGGTCTTCTTTGATGAAGTATTCACGCAGGATCGCGACCGTGGCTTTAACTTCAGCCTGCGGCATGAATAAAAGTGCGTGCCAGTGTGGTGTCCCGTCGTGGTGTGGCTCGGCGACCCGGAAGCCATAAGGGCGCAAATCTTCGCGCTTCAGCTTTGCGGTTGCCCGGTTCCATACGCGGCATAAATACTGCTGCGCCTGGGCGACCGTCGTGTGATTCCACTTGCCGTTATGATGCCCGGATTCAACATTGCTGTGATATTTGGACGGGCAAGTGATGGTCAGGAAGATGCCAACATCGCCGCGCGATTGTGCGACCAGCTCAACCCCTGCCATACGCGCCATTAGCTCATGGCGGCGAATTGCCGGGTTAGTGGTGGACTTGTTAATCATGTCCTCAAGGGACGAGACGTTACCATCCTGATCAACCAGCTCGTGGCTTTTGAAGAAATCACGATTTTTGCGGCGCTGTTCCTGCCATTCGACCAGGCTTGATGCGCTTACATAGGCGTGCGCTTTCCGGTGAACTGCGCCAATGGCGCGTAACTGGTTTTCTCGCCAGTCACAACGCAGACGCCAAATTTTGCGCCCCCACCAGTCAGGCGAGCACATCTTCAATATGGCTGTGAAAATACGTTCGCGCTCCCAGGGTGCCGTCCACGCGGGAGGTACAACACGCAGCGCCAGCATTTCGCGGCCCAGGTGGCAATAAATCCAGTCCAGCTCTTCAATGCTCATGCCCTCGGCGGTAAGACCCAGCGCGGCGCATTCAGTTTCCAGCATTTCAGCCAGTCGGTTGGCGATTTCATTTGCTGCGCTTAGCGCTTCACGTTTTGTGAAGTCTGCCAGGCGCTGCCATCTGGCGTGCCAATAGGCTGCCAGTTCGCTGTTGACGTCATTCGCGACGCCCTGTTTTGAACGAACGACATCAAGACGCAGCAATGATTTTTTCACGGTGCCCATAAGAAAATCATTGATGTGTTGGGGCTTGCGGTTGTCGCGCAGCCATTCAATTTTTTTGCGCCAGACTTCACGAATGAAGAACGGCTCAGTCAACAAGCGGCCCTCTACACCTTCCGGCGTTTCAGCCCATGCAGCTGCGGCAGCGATTGCTGCAGCACTGTCGTTACTGATGGCATTTTGATGAATGGTGAGAGGTAGGCCGTGCGGTTCGTACTTATCCAGCGCCGCGATAAGCGCGTCACGGTCACGAACATCAGCAGGGTTGTAACCAGCGCGTTTGATAAGGCGATCGATATGCTTTTCAACGGCAGGGTGATGCGCTACCGCCCCGGCAAGCGCGGCGAGTTTTGGGGATTCAAAGGCAAACGCCCCGATGGCGGGGCGCGGCTTGTTCCAGTAGAACGCGAAGTCTGTCACTTCTTGCGCTCCACGTTATATTTTTCGTGGGTCAGCAGTGACCAAGACTTGCCGCCGCTCTTACTCAGTAAGCGCCAGCGACGACCCAGACGGATCACCAGATAATGATTCGGGACGATGCGGGAATAATTCTTCCGGCCTTTCTCGTACATGCTCAACGCTACCGTTGCTCTCTCGCATACACTTACCGGCGCGGCGCATGAGATCTGCAATTTGGTTACCATTTGCGGGCTTGCTCCCCTTTCGCTAAATCGACGCCCAACCAGACAGGAAGAACGCAAGCAGGCTCTCTGCCAGCACGCCGATCACTTCTTTGGCGGCCCCACGGGTAATGGCGTTCGCACTGACCGAACGGTTAACGCTGATTTCCTGGAACGAGAAGCCGCGATAAATATCGCGAGTTTCCGGGGTATCGCTATTGGAAAGAACAACAGGCGCACCCGTTATTTTGTTTGCTGCCAGCAGTGCAGCGGCAAGCTGGCGATGCTCTTTCGCCCCAAAGGGGGCGCTGTGGTATTGGGTAAAATTGGCGGTGTCACTTACGGGAAGATAAGGAGGATCGCAGTAGATAACCGCGTCACGGCCCAACATAACTTTTATCGTGTTCTGGAATGAGCAACACAGGAAAATGGTTTTTGTGTCGTTTGCCTTTTCAGAGAACAAACGGATCTCATTTTCTGGGAGGTAAGGCGCAGATTTATGCTTACCAAAGGGGGCGTTGTAGCCGCCTTTCTGGTTGTACCGAACAACGCCGTTATATCCATGGCGATTCAGATAGAGGAATTGAGCAGCGCGAAGAACTTTAGCGACATCCGGCCCTGTTTCATACATATCATGCGGGGCCATGCAGTCACGGGCGCGGGCGTTGAAATCATCGCGGATCCATTTATAGCCGCCCTTATCACCGTAAACCTTAAACAAAGGGCGGGCAGCGTCGATCACAGCATCAGGCCAGTGTGTAACCTGGCGGTAAAGGTTAATTAAATCCGGGTTGATATCGCCCAGAACATAACGGCGATACTCGGTATTCAGGAAGACGGATGCACCGCCGACGAATGGTTCGA